GACCGCGAGCATCGGCGCGGAAGTGATGGCCGTCACGATCATCATGCGAGGCTAGCCGTGGCGCGTTACACAGTCGAATCACTCGATGATCTGACGCAGACCTTCGCGGCGATCCGCATGACAGCCGTGGAGGCGGCGGCGGATGCGCTGCGCACGCTGAGCGCGGGCAGCGACGTATGGAAGGATCCTCGCGTTTTCGTCAACGGCAAACCGTACAACGTGAACAGCATGCCCAATGCGCAGATGGCTCAGGTGATGAAGGACTTCAGCACGATCATCATCGTGCCGCGCGAGGGTCCGGTGCAGGAGGCTGTGCATCTGGCGTACGAGTACATCGTCGCGCAGTGCATGTCCTTTCAGAATCCGAGCGGCTTCTACGCAAGCAACTTCATGTGGTTCGTTAACGGCGAGCCCGCGAGCCAGCAGGCACCGGATGTGTCGCGCATGGGGTTGCGCGGCAACGTCCAGATCGTGAATCGTGCAGGGTATGCGTCGATGCCGGAGATCTTCATCCCGGACGGGATCATCTACGGTGCCTTCAAGATGCTTGAGCGGATCTTCGGCAAGCAGATCGCGCTGTCTTTCAGCTACGGGCCGGCGCATGCCTTCGATCAGGTCTGGCCCAGCGGTCGCAAGGGGGGCACGCCGCCGTTGGCGGTGCCGGTGCTCACGATCGGCCACGCAGCCGCAGGCTTCAAGCGGCGCGCCACCCGACCGGGTGTGCGGCTTCGCAAGCGCTCGCGCGAGATGCGCAAGGAAGCTGATCAGCTGGCGAAGCGGCTGGGCTTGGAGCCGAAGAAATGAGCAGCCCAGGCTTCCGCGCGATCGTGATGGGGGAGTTGCAAGCGCATTGGGCGCCGCGCTTGTTCTTCGATCTCAGTGACTACACCGAACTCGATGCACTGCCGGCGACCGGCACCGAGCCGGTGTTGCTGGTGCAATTCATCGGTGGGCCGGAGCGCCTGGCGACAATCGCGACGCGGGGAACGCATGGCTGGGAAGAGACCGGCATCTTCTATCTGCACTTGCTGATGCCGACCGGTGAGACTTCGCAGCGAGCGCTCACGCTGGGTGAGGAGCTGCGGGCGATGTTTCGCGGCCGCCGCTTCGGCAGCTATGTGATCGAAAGCCTCGATCCATTCTCTGATTTTTTCGGCGCAGCGATTCGCGTGCTCGGCAAGTGGCATGGCTGGAGCGCGCCGGGCAGCTATTACAACGTGATCTGTGACGGTCCCTAGCACAGCGGAGCAGCGCATATGTCTTCCTCGAATCTAGTTCGCATCATTGGCGTCCCAGAGACGACCTACGGGTTGACGCCAGCGCTCGGTGTCGCGACGGAGGTGCTGCCGTTTCGCTTTACCAGCGAGACGCTGAGCGGCACGCCGCAGACGGCAGAGAGTCAAGAGGCGCGTGCGGATCGCATGTCTGGCGGCCAGGTCGTCGTCGGCTTGAATTCCGGCGGCGACATCGTTGGCGAGATATCGCAGCACGAGGCGATGGACCAGATGATGAAGATGGCAATGATGAGCGAGTGGGTTGCACCCATCGCGCCGCCTGCAGTGATTGCGGCCACGCAGACCAAGGACGCCCTCAACGATCAGCTGGCGCTGCTCGTCTTCACTGGGCTCGATGTCGGTGATGTTGATGGCACAGGCACCGGAAACGGATTCCTGGTCGGCGATGTAATCACGCTGAAGGGATTTCCGAGCGCCGTGAACAATGGGCCGCGCCAGATCTCGCAGGTAACACCGCCCGATACGCTGCAGATCATCGTGCCACGCGACGCGACAACAGAGGCGACAGCGGCGCTGGACACGGCGCGGCCGATGTATCTGGACATCGGTGCCACCGTCTTCAGCTTGACGCTGTCGAAAAGCTACGAGGACCTGCCGCACCAGGCGACGGCGAATATCCACAGCCAGCGCTACACCGGCGCGATGGTCAATCAGCTGACCATGCAGCTTGCGTGGGGCGCAATTGGCACTTACTCCACGACCTTTGTCGCGAATGGCTACCTGCAGGAATTGCCCTCACTCGGGCAGCAGATCGAAACAGCGGGCGGCACGGTCCCACCGGCGCCGACCGATCAGCCGCTGAATGCATCTGTGGACATGCCGATGCTGACCGTCGGCGGGGCGCCCACCGACTATTGCATCCAGTCGCTCAACTTCACGCTCAACAACAATTTGTCGCCGCAGAACTGCATGGGGAAGATCGCGCCGACGATGTACTCACTCGGCACGGCGGCGATTGCGATCCAGACGACCATCTATTTAGGGGATGCGTCCTACGACGCATTCATGCCGAAGAAGATGACGCAGGAGCCGGTGTCGATCCTGTTCACTGCTGCGAATGCAGACGGTGGCTATGCCTTCGAATTTCGCGCGGTGCAACTCTCCTTCCCTGATCCCGCATCGGCCGGGCGCGATCAGCAAACGATGATCAACGCGGAGGGCGTGGCGAAAGTCGGGCCGGATGGCACGAGTGCGCTGCGCATCTACAAATTATGAATCTCGAACGTTATCGCGTGCCGTCTGCGGTCTGGGAAGGCGAGTGGATCGACCTGCCTGACAGTGACGGCGCGCGCTTCCTCGTAAAGCTTCCCTCACCGGCCAATCGCGAATGGCAGCGCGAAGTGCTGCAGCTGATGGTGGACTCGGGCGTGAAGCTCAATGCTCAGGGCGAAGTCGACACCAGTGATGTCGATACGCAATCGCTGATGGCTTACACGCGCAAGCGGCTCGAGGCATTCGCGCGCCTGTGCGTGGTGGCCGGTCCCGCTGAGTTCGATCTTGCGAGCCTGACCGGTGAGTACTGGCCGGCGCTGCAGAAGCTGTGGGAGCTCGCGGATGCGCGGGTGACGGCGCAGGCCGAGGAGGCGCAGACAGCGGTGGGGGAATAGTGAGCCTCGCCCGCTGGCACAAGCAGTGGGCCGGGCGCGAGAAGTTCTACAGCCACCTCGAGCGCACGGGCCGCCTGGCGAAGGTCGACCGCAGGCCGCCGGTGTTGCGATGGGTGTGGCTGTATCGGGCGTTTCGCGAGCTGTCGACGTGTCGCTCGATCGGCATGACGGCGGGACAGATTCCGATCAGCGCGGTGCATGCGTACGTGGACCGGTATCAGTTGCCGGAGTGGGTGGTCGATGCGGTGTTAAAGATTGATGCGGAGTGGCTGACGCTGGTGAACGAAGATGGCTAGCACTACCGACAAGAAGATTGTCGAGATCGTCGTCAAGACGACCGGCGCGGCGGACATCAAGAAGCTGGCCGCAGAGCTCACGGCGATGCGCAAGGAGGCGAGCGCCTCGCGCCGTGAGTTGCAGCAAACCAACCAAACGCTCGATGGCTTCGGCAAAACCTTCGGCACAGTTTCGAAGGCGTTCGGCGCCGGCCTGGCGATCAAGAATCTCGTGCAGTCCTCGCAGGTGGTGCAGGATCTGACTAAGAACACGCGAGAGTTGGCGGGTGAGTTCATCGACGCCACTGCCGAGGCGCTCGGCTTTACGGACGCGCTCGACGCAGAATTCTGGATGGTCGCCAATCAAGGTGCGCGCGATCTGGCCCACGCGATCGGCGATGTCTTCGACACGATGAAAAAGGGTGCCGGTGATGGCGCCGTCTCGAAAGTCATCGATTTCTTCGCGGGCGGTGCGCTGCATGGCGTCGCATATCGGGCATACAAGAAAAATGTGCAGTACGACGTGGCGTCGTTCGAGGTGCCAGGCTCCCTCACCGAGATGCTGGGGGATCTGTCACGAGCTACAGAGCAGCTGGGCGATAAGGTGCTGCAGGACGATCTCAATAAGGCAATGGAGGATCTGTCGACGATCCTGCGCAATCGGCGCGAGTACGAGGATCGGATGTATCAGGAGGCGAAGGATTTGCGCGATGCGCTGGCGTACAAGCCGGTGCAATACGACGACAGCAAAATCAACTTGAAGGAGTTGGGGATCGAGGCACACCAATCGTTCCAGCTCATCAAGATCGACATCGATGAAGTGGGCGAGTCGATGCTGCGGATGGCGGAGGACTCGAAAGCCTTCCAGGACAATTGGGATGAGATCGCGCGCACGACGTACTCCTGGGGCGATGCGCTCGAAAATGCCATTGAGTACATGCAGGAATTGTTGGACCTGCAGGGCGATCTAACGAACCAAGCGATCGTGTGGGGCGAGTCGCTGGCCACCGCGTTCAAGGGCGTGCTCACCGGAGAGCTGCACAACACACGCGACCTGCTGCGCTCCATCACGCTGGACATGCGCAACTTTTATGCGGAGATGGCGTCGCGAGCGGCCGCGCAGCAAGTGCTGAAGTGGGCGCAGGTTGCGCTCGGCGCATTGGCCGGCGCAGCAGCTCCAGTGGCCGCCGGCAGCAGCTGGACCGACCAGGCGATAGCGGCGGGCGTGAGTGCGAAGGGCAATGCATTCGATCGCGGGCAATTGATACCGATGGCGCTCGGCGGCATCGTCACGCGCCCCACGCTGTTCCCGATGGCCCGCGGCATGGGCTTGATGGGTGAGGCGGGTCCTGAAGCGGTGATGCCGCTCAAGCGCGGTAGCGATGGCAAGCTCGGCGTCGCAGCAGGGCGTTCGAACGTCGTGATAGAGAATCACGGCCAGCCTGTGACGGCGAACGTGATCTCAACAGAGGATGAGACGCGCATCGTGCTGCGTGCGGCGACGATGGGCGCGAATATTGCGCAGGCGCAAATGAATCGTTCCGTCAGCAGTGGCTATGGGCCAGCGGCGCAATCGTTACAGCGCGCTTACGGTTTGCGGCGGCGGGTCTAGCCATGTCACTGCCGCAGTGGAACACCAGTGCGTTCGGATGCCTGCTGAGCGAAGGCACGCAGTTTCTGTCGCTGATGCGCACGGTGTGTACCGAGGAGGCATTGCCCGCGCCGATCGTGACGCGCACCGGTGATGTCTCGGCACCCGTGCAACTGACCTTTGGCATCCGACTCACCGGTGCACAGTTCCGGGCGTGGTCGCAGTGGGTGACCTATGACCTCAACGACGGCTCGCTTCCCTTCACCATGTATGTGCCCTGGGGGACCGAGCAGATTCTGGTGCGCTGTCGTCTGATCGAGTCCTGGGCGGCAGGTCGCATGAATTCCCACACCTGGCAGGTGCGCGGCGCGATGGAACTCGAGCGCGAAAGTCTGCCGCTGTGGTCTGGGGGAGCACGCTGATGCCTGAGCCACGGCCCACCGTTCGCACGACGGGAGTCCCACCGCCGCTGTGGCCGGACACGCTGCCAGATCCGCAGGCGCCCTCGATGCAGGTAATGGGGCCGCTGCGCACCGAGTTCAGCCGCGTGCTCACCGGGCCGACGCGCGGCCGAGTCGTGGCGCGCACTGCGCCGATGTCCTTTGTGTTTGAGTGCTGGTTGACGCCGGCCCAGATGGAGATCTTCGAGGACTGGTATCGCATCGTCGTGCTCGAGTCAGACGGTGAGTTCTACGCGCGCTGGATCGGCGGGAGCCGCGTTGTCGCTTTCGCCGAGCCGTACGCGTACACCCCGCGGGGGATCATCTACGTGTTACGTGGGCGACTGATCACCACCCGCATCGATCACACCGCCTGCGATGCGTATCTCGATGCGGTGTACGGCGGGATTCTGCGTGACGATGGCATCGCGCCGGACATTGTGCGCGACGATGGGATCGCCGCCGACATCGTGCGCGATGATTTCGATCTGGCCTTCATGGCCGATCACGAGTGCTGAGATGCCTGCCGCCTTCGAAATCGACTATGCCAAGTGGCTCACGCAGCACGGCGACGTACGCGCGCAGGGTGTGACCGTCCTGCAATTCACGCATCCGCGTTTCGGCACGCGCTACGTCAGCAAGTACGGCCAGGACTTCGCCGCGCGCACCGAAGAGGGCGTGGACTTCATTGCCGAGCCGCTCGGTTTCAGCGTCGACCAGGCGACCGACAATCTCAGCACCGAGCAGCGTGTGCTGTTGCGCCTCGACAATGCGAACGGGGCGATCACGAAGGAATTGCGTACGCTGACGCTCGATGATCTGCAGACGCCGGTCGCGGTGATCGTGCGCATCTATCTCGACACGCGACGCCTGGCGCCCGCGTACACGCCGATCGCACTGTTCGTGACAAACACGAAAGCTACGCGACTCGTGGTGGAGTGCGAGGCATCGGCCGATGCGCTGCCGAACGTGGCATCGGGCATCCGGTACACGTTCGATCTATTTCCGACGCTGGTCTACCTATGACGTTCTCGCTGATGACGTTCGGGCCGCGCGTTGTGCCGCTCACCTCGGCGCTGCAGCTCGTCGGTACGCCTTACGTGCGCGGCGGTGTGACGCCTGAGATTGGGTTCGACTGTTACACCCTCATGGCTTATGTGCGCTGGCACTGGTTCGAGCGCACGACACCGTTTGCCGGCATTCCTGCGCGCAAGCTCTCACCGATGCAGGCCTGCGCGCTTGGCATTCGCCGCGCGCTCGGCATGCGTGTCGAAGCGCTCACCCCGTGGCACGCGATACAAACGCCGATCGCGGGGTGCGCGGTGGCGCTGGGGCACATGCGTCTTGGTCGGGGTCGCTTGCACCATTGCGGCGTGTGGATCGAGGGCGGCGTCCTGCATGCGATGGAAATGCTCGGGGTATGTTGGACGCCGAGCGAGCGGTTGCCTGCGTTGTTCGCGCGAATGGAGTTCTACGAATGCGTGCCGGTGTAGCGCCCTGGCTCGTGGTCGTGCAGGACGTGCTCGCAGGTGAGCGCGTCGACCATGCGCTCCTCAAGGGCGCGCGTCTGTCCGATGAGCTGATGCGGATCTTTCCCGATGGCATCGATGGCGCGTGGCGCTTGTATAACCGCGAGGTTGACGCCGGTACCGAGATCACGCCGGAGCAGGCGCAACAAGTCGTGCTCTCGCCGAGCGATCTGATCATTCTGGTACGCACGCCGAGTGGTGCACCGACGATGATTCAAATCGGCCTCGCAATGCTGCTGTCTGCCGTCGCGACGCTATTGGAACCGCGTCCGAGTCGTCCGCGCACGAGTCAGCTAAGCGAGCAGCGCGAGAGCGGCACGAATCAACTCGCCGCGCAACAGAACGTGCTACGAGCCGGCGCACGCGTGCCGGATATTCTCGGGCGCATGCGCGTCTATCCCGACTTGCTCACCGCACCGATTGAGCGCTGGACGTGGCCGACGATTCAGGACATCGAGCAGTTCTTTGTGGTGGGTGTCGGCGCGTATGAGATTCGAGATCGCAAGCTCGGCGACACACCGCTCGCCTCGATCATCGGCAGCTCGTCGATCATCTACGGGCCGGGGCAGGAGGTCGCAGCGATGCCGGTGCTGCGCTCGGCGCCGACGGTTGACAATCTCTCGCTCGATACGCTGATAGGCAGCGCCGAGGTTGCATCCGATGTCGAGTTCGTCGCCGCGACGAAGCAGCTCATCTCAGCCGAGCGTATCTCCGCACTGCCGCTGGGGGTGCCGGTCGTGATCGATGGCACGCTGTACAACAACAGCGAATTCTGGGTCGATGAAATTCCGCCGGCTGAGCAGACGGTCGGGCCATACGTGTACGTGCTCGATGGTCCGGTCGCCGACGAGCCGAGCGTGCAGCCGATCATCGTGCCGTATGTGCAGCACACCGGCGATCTCGTCGGCGACACACAGGCCGCTATGGTGCCGTCCGAATTCCCGGACATCGACCCGACGATCTATTCGATCCTCACTTACTTTGCGTATATCGATATCAATTCTGAGTTGATCCCGATTGGCGATCACCTGTGGCAGATCGAGGTGACGCACGCCGGCACGCGCTTTAGAAATCGCATTGCCACCATGCAATGGAAGGTGCAGGCGGGCGGCACCTATAAGACCGAGATCAGTCCCGGCGTCGATGTGTACGGCGATCAGGTGAGCTACGGCACATGGGCGACATCGGTCACGCAATTGCGGGTCTTCAAGCTTTTGAAAACGGCGGTCGGTGAGGCGCGTGCACCGCGTGCAGACGAGCCGACCGATCCGCTGTATACCGGGTGGATCACCTCGCCCATTGAGGACGCAACAGAACTGTGGATTGACATCGCATTCCCGCAAGGATTGATCCGCTACGTCGAGGGCACCTCGCAAAGCGAGACCGTGTGGGTGCAAGCGGAGTTTCGTCGCGCCGGTGCCGATGCGGCGCAAACAACGATCGTGCTCGAACCGTTCAATACGAAGCGCACCTCATACGTGCGCCGCACGGATGTGTTCAACGTGGCCGAGCTCGGTCTGCCGGGGAGCGGTGCGGTCGAGGTGCGACTTAAACGAATGACGGCGATCGTGCCGGATACCAGCACCGTGCAGTCGGTGAACGCCTCGGTCTGGGCGTCGTTTCGCGCGGCGAAAGTGTTTGCGCCGCGCGTCTATCCCGACGTGACGATCATGCACACGACGGTGCGCAACTCGCGCAGCGCAACGAGTGCGGGCGCAAATTCGTTTAACGTCGTGGCGACGCGCATCGTGCCGCGCTGGAATGGTTCGGTGTGGCTCATGACGGAGTCCGAGAAGTGGGCCGACAATTTTATTCAGCGCTGTCATGCGCTCGATGGCGCCAACCGCGATTACAGCGACATTGATGTCTCGGGCATCTATGCAGTGCAGGCACACCTCGACACGCTCGATGCGGGCGCGCAGGGAAAGATCGCGCTTGCGCTCGATCAACTACAGGACATTGACGCGGAGCTTGCGCAGATCGCCGACGTCGTGCGTGCGGTCGTCTATCGTGTCGGTCGCAAGCTGTATGTCGCACGCGATCAGGCGAACGCGACACCGATCGCGCTGTTCAACGGGCGCACAAAATCTGCCGAGGGCGAGACGATCTCGGTGCGCATGAAAAGCGACGACGAGCACGATGCCGTGCAAGTGCAGTGGTACGACGAGGTCGCGGGCTGGAAGCTGCGCGAATTTATCTACACCGACCCGCCGAACCCGACGCCGAGCAACGTGCTACGCGTCGCGCCGGTGTGTGCGAATTGGCCGCAGGCGTTTCGGCGCGCGGTGTATGAGTGGAACAAGATTCGTTATCGCCGCGAACAGATCGCTGTGAATGTCACGGAGGACGGGCGCATCTGCCGACCCGGCGATGTCGTGCACATTACCGATGATGTGGCGAACCTCGCAATCGCGGCCGGTGAATTGCTCTATATCTCAGGTTTGACGTTGGTCGTCGATCACCCTCTCGACTTTTCCGCACCCGGTACCTATTCGATTTTGTTACGCGATGTGGCGGGCGCGGCCGTCGATGTGATCCCGTGCAGCGTGGTCGCAGGGGTGAGCAATCGCGTGCAACTCGCGCGCGCGCCGACGGTCACGATCAAGGGACGCGACGAGGCGCTCGGTACGCTGTACGCGTTTTACAACGATGCCGCCGTCAACTCGCGCAAGTGGTTGCTTACGAGCGTCGAAGCATCGGGGCAGCAGGTCACGCTCAGTGGATTCAATTACACCGCGCTCGTTTACGAGGGCGATGGGCTCACGCTGCCGGCGCGCCCGCCGCTTGGCACATGAATAGAGGTGTCGGAATGGATGACGCGATTGCAACTCGTGTACAGGCAGCGCCAGGCGCACAGGGCTGCTGCGATGGCGTCGGTGTGCTGGTGCAGCTCGCGCGGGCGCCGCTGACACTCGAGCGGCTCGTTGCTCTCGCCGTGGCCCGCGGTGACGGCTCGCACGCCGCAATTCGCGAGCGAGTGCGCGACATGATCGCCGACGGGCTGTTGATCGAGCTGGAGTAAAGCGCAATGGCCATCGACCTTAAACGCATTCAAATCCTGGCGAAAACCTCGATCGAATGGAGCGCTTCCGATCCGGTGCTGCTGTTGGGTCAGATCGGCGCACAGGATGTCGGCAGCATGACGCCGGTGCTCAAGATCGGCGATGGCGTGCGTCCGTACTCGGTGCTGCCCACGATCACGGGCGCGGGCGGCGGCGGCGGAGCGAATGACTATGTAGAGGGCACGACGATCACGCTGCCGCCTGGCTCGAGCGCCACCGTCGTGATCGATAACACCGTCGACCCGCCGACGATTTCGTTCGGCATTCCAAGGGGCGACGTCGGACCAGCGGGACCGCAGGGTGATGTCGGCGATGCAGGTCCACCAGGTGCGACAGGTGGCACCGGTGCGCAGGGGCCGCAAGGTGTGCCGGGGCCAGAAGGGCCGCAAGGCGATGCGGGCGTCGCAGGTCCACCGGGCGCGACAGGAGGTGCTGGTCCACAAGGGCCGCAGGGGCCGCAAGGCATTCAGGGCGTGCCCGGCTCGACTGCCGCGCTCGCAGATTCAACCGGCACGATCACACTCGCGCGCACGAACGGCGTCGCGCTCACCGCGATGCGCTCGGACGCTGCGCCGCCGTTGTCGCAAGCGATTGCGCCGACGTGGAGTGCAACGCACACATTCGCTAAGCAATTCTCGACGGCCGGGACCTACGCAATTGCGCTGGTGAGTGCATTGCCGGCGCTTGCATTCAATCAATCATCAGGCGCGGCCAACGGAAAGGTCTGGATAGAGTACGTCTCTGCCGGAAAGCGTCACTTCGCTATTGCAAGTGATGATGAGGCAACCATTACCCCGTGGATGAGTGTCACGCGCACTGCGTTGGCGCTCGACTTGATTGAACTGAAAGCGACGTTGACGACGTTGAGCGGTGACCTGAACGTGATGGGCGGGGGCAGCATCAGCATTAAAACTCGCGTCGCTATCACGGACAACGGCGACGGGTTTCTGCGGTTGAACAACACGAACGCCTATACAAATGGCGTGTATACCCCGACGACGTTTCACGCAGGCACATGGCTAAAAGCCCAAAGCGGCATGCAGAGCGCTGCAAATCCGAGCACAAATTATTTCGCGTGGGGATCTAACTCAGTCTATGGCGGCTGCTATGTCACCGGCACAGGCTCGGGCTATCACGGCATCGGCGTGTATGACGGCGGACAGAATCCGGTGTTCATGACCAACAACACCTCGGTCGGTCTGTACTTGCATGGCGATGGCAAGTGGCTCGTGCTGCGCACCAGTTCAACCGCTGCAATGAGTAGCTACGCGTTCGAAGCACCAGCATTCAACGTGACCTCGTCGCGCAAGTTAAAACGCGAGACGGGCAAGCCCACACGCACCGCCGAGGTGCTTGCCCGCCTGCGAGTGATTCTATGCCGCATGGTCGCCGATCCTACGCACGAGCAAATCGCGTTGATCGCTGAGGAAGTGCACGAGGTGTGCCCGTGGCTGAGTCACGATGGCAAGACAGTTTCGTATGACCGGCTCGCGCTGCTCTTGCTTTCCGATTGGCAGGAGTCGCGCGGCATCACATTGGGAGAAGCAGCATGACGACAGCAACGGTTCGATACATCGCTAACGGCTACACCGTGAACTGGCAGGGGTCGCAGTCTGTGGGGGTGCCTGCGAGTCTGTACGCCTCCAGCATTCCCGAAGCGGTTTACTGGCTCGGACGAATCTTCGATCCCGTGTCGCAGTCGCCGCCGTTGCCGCGTGGTGGAGCCGCGCCGCAGATCGTCGAGAACAATGACCCGTTGCTCGGAGTCGAGGCAGTCGTGTTGGACATCGCGAGCGGTGGCTTTCTGGTGCGACAGCAGTCGCCGACGATGACGCCGCGACCCGTGGAGACGTATTGCCCCAACGTCGATGCGGTGAGCGATCTGCTCACGCAAATATTCACGCCACCGGTCGAGGTGTAGCGCGATGCCGAGCGGCTACACGGTGAGCGGGCGCGGCGATCTGGATGCGCTGTTTGCGCTGCGCGTGAATGCGAAGCGCGCCGACGTGGGCTATCAGGTGAGCGGCTCGGATATTTCGAATCGCTATGAACCGATCGGCGCAGGCACGCCAATTACGGCGACGGGGTACAAGACAGGCGGCTCGGATCTCGCGAGCTTGTTTCGAAGCATCAGTCAACCGATTGGGTGGGCGCTGGTGTCGGGCGTCACCGCGACCACACCGCCGTATAGCCAAGTCGGATTTCGCAGTGCTGCGTTCGGCTCGCCGTACGGATCACTCACGCCCGCCGTGCTGAATTCGCGCGCGATCCGAGGGATCTATGATTTCTACGAGTTCAGCAACGGCACGGGCGGGAAGTTTTGGATTGTGATCGAGAGCGGCGCAGCGCTCACGCAGAACTTCTTCACGTCGGTGGCGTTCGTCGAAGCCGGTATCACCAAGACCTCGGCGGGCGCGCTGTTTCTACCGAATGCGCCGTTCTACATTTGGGAATGGTCCGGACGTCTTGGCTTGGTGAACGGTGCGGCGTCGACGGTTGTTTTTTCATGAACGCGAGCCGCCATACCTTGAGCGTCATCGCGTTGGCCATTGCCGGCTGTGCAGTGAATACACCGCCCCCGCCGCACAAAACTGGCGCGCAGGTCGTTATCGTGCTTTGCGTGTTCGCACGCTGTGAGATTCCGCCGCGCAAAGCGGCGGTAACCGATGAGAAGGAGTCGACACCATGACCGGAATGAACGGCACCAGCGCGGAGATTCGCGTGAACCCTCAAGAGGCGGCACGCGCGGCGCTGGTGTTTCTCGCGCGCGTCGACTTCAAGCGGCACGAGCGCCAGGCCTTCGATGGAGCTGAA